GTGAACGGCGGCGGGTCGGTTCTCAGCGACTTGCCGAGCTTGGCGAGCATCCCGCCCAACCGCCCCGGCAAGGCTGCCAGGTCAGCCGCGGCCGCCTTCCGCCGCGCCTCGATCTGGGCAGGGGTAGGCACCGGTTCCTCCGCGGCGCCTTCCTTCCCAAACGATTTTAATCCTTCGCTGCCTCGCGCGCTCGCGCGCGTCTTAGGTTCCCTTAAAGGTTCTTTACTTGGTTCGGGTGCATATTTTGCAGGGGTCTGGTGATTATTTTGCAGGGGTAGACCTGCATTCTGTGCAGGGGTTTCGGGTGAGACCCCTGCATATTTTGCAGGGGTTACCCGTGCAGGATTTGCAGGGGTCGGACTATCTTCCTGCTCTACCCGTGCATATTTTGCAGGGGTCTGGTCGTGTCCGTTGGAGCCATCCGCTGGTCTCAGGATGCGGTAGACGTTCGACAGCGTACCAAGCCTGGCACCGCACCTGGACAGGATCTCCGATCGCTCCTGCTTGTCCGTGACCTTGGTGACCAGGCCCCGCACATCACATAAATGCCGCACTGCACAATAGACCGCCCGGAGCGATAGCTCGCAGTCGGCGGCAATCTTCGGAAACGAAGGAAAGCACACACGTTCCCCGTTCGCCCGGTCGCAGAGTGCGATCAGCACAAGTTTCTGTGCCGCCGTCAGGTCACGCTGCTGGAATGCCCAGGCAATATACGGGACGCTCATGCCACTAGCCTCAGGTTGGGATTTCCCAAAGAACTCAGGCTGTTGAACAGCCCGATTGTTAGGTCGGCCAAAGCCGCGTCCTCGGCCATCAGCGCATCGATGCGTCGGATGGCGTTCAGGACCGTCTTGTGATCCCGGTCGCCGAACTGGCGGCCGATCTCCGACAGCGTGTGCAGCGTGGCATGGCGGCACAGCCACATGGCCGCCTGCCGCGGCCGAGCGCACGCCACACCTCGGCGTGCGGACAGCAGATCGAGGACCGTGACGCGGAAGCGCGCGGCCACCGCCGCCTGGATGGCGGCAATCGTGGGACATTTGGGAGACATAGGCACAGCTCTCCTTGACCTTGGCCAAGGGGTCTGCAAAATAGGCGCTGCACAGTGCCCATTCAGCCTGGCCTTGGCCAGTTGATACAGTTCCAGCGCCGTTCCGGTTCCAGCCGGGACGGCGCAACTGTTTACGGCTGATTCTACCGTAATGTCCACAATCGAGCGGGTCATTGCAGGCTGAGTTCCATCTGGTCCACCGCCTCGCGCGGCAACCTGTCGCGGCCAAACAGCACCACACGATAATCATGAAACACCTGAAAATGCGGACGCCGGCTGATTTTGAAGAGGGCGTCGTTTTTTAGCTTCTGGTTGCATCCACAGCAGACGCCCCACCCGTCGGCCACGCCGTTAAGTTCCCGCCCACTAAAATGGTCGTCATTCCAGACGCCTTTGATAGAATTGCCCGTCTCATCCACAATCCTAGTCTTACGGCAACTTGGGCAGTCTCCAGCATAACGCTGAAGCACTACGGTTTTCCACTGACGAGTGCTTGCCACGGAGAAATCTCTCTTTGGCACGATGTCATCGACGCGGTTGCTGAGGAACACCACGTTCGCATCGATCCTGGCAACCTTGGTATCAAGTTGCTGGATGTCGTGCCTCACCGGGATCAACTTCATCTCGAAGATGGAGCCAATAGTCTCGGCGGTGATTGGAGCACTGGCTGCAGCTATCGATCGCCCATCCAGGAATGCTGCGAATACCGCGGTGATTTCAGCCCGAACGTCCGGCGCGCGCGGTGCGTCTGACTTCATGCAGATAACGATGGCTTGGTTTCTGTTCAGCCAGTATTCACCCGCCGGACGGCCTCCGGTGGACTTTGCGGTATGGTGCCGCAAAGTCCCATGCCGTTCCAACTCCTCAGTGTTTCGCTCGATCAGTTGCCGGATATCCCGTGGCCGATCGAACTCCAGTGCCTCAGCAACCCGCAGATCCAAAATGCGCGGCTCATCGTTCAGCAATGACAGATCATGTGCTTGGAGCATCACACCACTTCCCCATCGATGAGCGGCTGGCGATACGGCTCAATCGGCTCGGCGCCATCGAACACGATGACCTCGACGCAATCGCCAACCCGCCGGCACTCAACCTCGTAGCTGAACCCCCAGATCGCGATGCTGCCGGCATAGCCACCATCGCCCGTGCGGGCGAGCAGCCGCCGCGTGTGGATCATCCGGCCTGGCACCTCTCGCACGGTCATGCGAGGCCACCAGCGCGACGGAATGCGGCCAGTGCGGCCTGCGACGGGCGCGTGGCACGCTTGCGAGCGGACTGCCACGGCAGCTTAACGGGCGGGCGCTTCCTGATGCCGCCCATATCCGGCAGTTCCACGATCTCGACCACGCAATCGGTGCGTGCGGATGGCGTGACGGTGATAGAATGGGCGTTGCCGTCGTTGGTAACGACGCCAACCGCTTCCAGCAGATCGCTGATAGCCTTCTCCCAGTTGCCGGAATCACGGCGGGAGATCGGCACATGGAGGGTGAGGTTATAGCGGCAGGCGATGGGCCGCATGCCCATCCACTGGCGCTTGACCTCCCAGCCGGCGGTGGTGAGCCATTCGTTGTATGCGGGCGAGCGGACGCGCTTTTTACCGGGGATGGTGATCCACAACGCGTTGAGTGACGGCGGTGAGGACATGGTGAGGATGATGCCGCTCATTGCGATCGCCCCCCGCAATTCTCGACCAAGAACTCCAGGAACGCGCGCCCATCCGGGTTCTTCGCCTCGTATTTCGCGAGCTTGTCGGGGTTGAACAGCACGTCCTCGGTTGCGCGCAGGATCCGCGCCACCACCCAATCCGGCGACCACTCCGGGACCGGTACCGCCGTCTCCGGCACCATCTCCGGCGCGAATAGCGGTAGTTGCTGCCCGCTCATGCCAACGCGGCCCGTAGCATGGCCTGCCAGCAGCCCATCGCCGCATCGTTGCCGATCGGCCAGCGGCGGCAGCGTGGCGCCGTCCGTCACGGGGACGTGGCGCACCACCAGCGGACGGCCGGCGAGGCGCAGCGCGGCAGCGCCCTGCGGCCCTAGCGGCGACGGGCGCGACGGTAGGCCGAGCCGCCTGACCTTGCCGATCACGGAGTTTTTCGAGCAGCCCATCCAGGCGCCGATCGCAGCGGCGGAATGCGCCGGCTTGCCGTTGTCGCCGAGTTTGGCCCACAGCGCGGATAGCCGGTCGATCCGCTCTATCGGCCACAGCGCGTTGACCTTTGAATTGGTGGATGGGTCAAAACTCATGCTGCCTCCCGCATTGCTGGCCAGCAGGCTCGGCACCATTGCCGCCGCGGCGTGCCGCGCGAGAGGCGGAAAAGATCGCAGACCTCCGGCGCATCGCCCGGCGCGATCGAAATGGCCGGCTCGGCGCACAGTTCGCACACGAACACGGGCGCGGGATTGTCGCTCATGGCGCGATGCTCCGCATCAGATCCCGCAACTTCCACGCCGCGGCGATGGCCGCTCCACGCGTCTCTGGCTTCATCGGTCGATCCCGGAAGTCCTGCGGCACATGCGGGCGGAAACCGAGCGCTTCCCGCTGATGCCAGTACTGCACCGTATGCAGCGGAATGCCGAGGCGCCGGCCTGCCTCTGCCTGCCACAGGCCGGCCGCCGCGAGCGTCCGCAGCCGCGCCAGATCACGCCCCGTGGTGCGCCGCCCGCTCATCGCCGTGCCCGCCAGTGCCAGCGCAGCCACGACGCTATGCGGCGATACATCCGCGATACCCCTTCTCGCCATCGCATGTGCCCGCCACCAGTGGGAGCCTCGCTTGCTCCTCCCTCGCGCGTTTCTCTGCCGCTCTGGCGCGCAGCAGCGCTGCCTTGCGGTCAAGATCGTCCGCCATCCGGTCTAGGAAATCCGCCGCCCGGAAGGCCATCAGCCGGCGACGCTCATGGTCCATGCGGACATGGCCGGTGCGGTAAAACAGCTTGAGCATCCACCGCGACGAGACACCCAGCATCTCGCCTAGCTGGTCCAGCGTCGCGAGCGTGCCGCGCCCCGTTAAATGAGCGCCCATCACGCAATCGCGTACGTCTATAAGCGCCGCCGCGACGTTGCGTTCGGTCTCGGATGGGTCAGCACGCTTGCCTTTGCTCACTGCGAGTCCCCCAATTATCGGTTGGCCAGTTACTTGGTGAGGTGCAATAAGTGCAGAATGCGGTACGCTTTGGTACAATCTCCCTTCGGGGTCATGCGGCCTCGCAGACGGCAGCTTGCGCCACGGACGGCTTCGTCTGCGCGAGCGCCGCGACGGTCAGACCAGGAATGCGCCCTTGAGCCAGCTCGACAACACGATGCCAGTGCCGCGCTGGGATACCGCGCTGCGGATCACTCCAGGACTTGACGCTCTCGCGGTTCAGACCGAGTGCATCTGCGACAACCGCCCGCCCACCGAGCGTCCGAATGACGGTAGCATGGTAGTTCTGACACATACCGGTTACCTTGGGGGCAAAACGCTCCCAAGGCAAGAGCTTAATTGCACCACGAGACTCGGGGCAATTTGCCCCCATACTGAGAGGGTGTCTAAAAACGCCAGACCATTGTCATACCGTAAGCGCGCGCAGGAAATCGGCGCGCGCATCCAATGGGTGCGCGAGCTTGTCGAGCCTAACCGTTCTGCGTTCGCACGCACGATGGGCGTTGACCGCGCGATCCTGCGCGACATGGAGAGCGGCCGCCGGCCGCCGTCAATCTATGCGGTCACCGATCTCGCCCACCGGCTGAAGGTAAGCACCGACTACATCCTCACAGGGTCGCTGCGAGGTGTGGACGGGGAGTTGGCAGCAAAGTTAGCCTCTTTGCATCCCGAACTCTTATCCTCTTCAAACCCAGAATCTGGGCATTCCGGAGACAATCCAGGCAGGGGTGGCGGACCGAACAAACTTCCGCAGCCCACGAAACCGGTTCGCTCGCCAGTCCTGGCATAAGCCGCTTCTTCGCGCGCTTCATAACACCGCTTCCGTAGAAAATTCGTAGTCCGGGAGGCACCTGGGGGCATTTTGCGCTTTACATGGGAGCAGTTTGCCCCCACTATTGGGCCAGCAACAAATGGCCCGCGTTATGAAAAGCAAGGAAATCCTCCCTGACGGCTCGGCTCCGGCTTGGCACCAGTTCGGCGCGCCAGTTGTGAGTTTAGTCCGCCCGCAACCTCTTGCTGCAAGCCAAAATCGCTGTGCCGAAACGGCCACAGCGTCACCTTCGCGCACAGAAAATCGCACTAACCAGTTACCGCACAATGCTTTCCCCGAAAATCGTACGCAGCGCCGAGGGCGCGAGGAAAATCAGCACCATGGCGAGACCACCACGGAAATTTACGCTACCGCAAATCAGGCGGCGTTTGAAATTGCTCAGCGCTTCGCTCGCGGCGATCAGTTGGGATACCGAACAAACACCCGCCAAGCTGCGCAGCCGCGTCCGCAAGCTGTTGACGAGGGTGGAGGAGATCCTGGAGCGCTGGCCGGCGCCCCCCGCCTGAAGCCGAGATTCCCGGTGCCGCTCCCGCCCGGCTACCTGCCAGGGGTGGTGTGATGCGCGCCCAGCTACTGCGCGACATGCTCGCCGCCATCGAGGAGCACCGCCACGCCACCGGCGCTGACCGCGACTACTGGCGCGGCATCGCACTGAACCGCATCGCCGAGTTCCGCCGCCGCTACCTCCGCCCGGAAAGGCTGGCATTCGAGGCGGCAGTGATTCGGAGCAAGATGAGGCGCGCTGCCGCATGACGACCGCCCTTTGTCAGTGTGGTTGTGGCCTGCCGGCGCCTATCGCATCACGCACCGATCGCGCGGCAGGAACAATCAAGGGTCAACCACGCCGGTTCCGGTGGCATCATCACAACCGCGGTGTGCTCGACCTCACTCGGTTCAAGATCACCGAAGCCGGCCACAAGACGCCGTGTTGGATTTGGATTGGGAGTGTAGCCCCAGATGGCTACGCCCGAGCGCAAGTGCTCGGCGTTAGAAAGCGGCCACACCGTGCTGCCTTTGAAGCCCAAAACGGTCCCGTTCCTGTCGGCCTACATCTGGACCACCTGTGTCGTAACCGGGCCTGTGTGAGGCCAGACCATATGGAAGCGGTTACGCCAGCAGAGAATACACGCCGAGGAATCGCAGCCAAACTAACTAAGGAACAAGTATTATTGATACGCAGTGACGCCAGGGTTCATAGAGAAATAGCTAAGGAATATGGCATTCATCCAAATCATGTAAGCCATATAAAGAATCATCGTTATTGGAAAGCCTTATGATTGTCATTCACCAAGTAAGGAGAGCCGCATGACGCTCACCCGCATCTCGCTACTGGACGACGCCCCAGACACGCGCGAACGCACGATGATCCTCATTGTCGAGCGTCGTGCCGAGGAGTTCCTAAACATCGTGCGCCGTGCCGTGGCGGGTGATGCCCACTGGCGCCGCGATGCCGCCGACCTGCTGGTCAGCGTGGCCGATCTTGAACTGCCGGAGCCGGTTTCCGAGGCGCTGTGGCGGCTGGATCAGCTGAAGCGCCAGGCCGAGGTCATGGCCGATATTGCCGAACAATCATGGGACGACTGCAGTGGCTGACCAAATTCAACAGGTAGTAGCGACGATCCGCGTCGCGTTACCCCTAGAACCCGTCGAGATGGCGGCAACGCTCGCCAAGGTAGCCGCTGCCTGGCAGCAGTTCACCGTCGCCATGAAGGACTCTGGCGTCAAGATCCACGAGCAGGAGTTCTCGATGATGAAGCGCAACAGCGCACGGCCCTACCGCCGGCGCAAAGCGCCACTGGAGGTCGTCAATGGCTAATATCAGCCCATACCGCATCGAGAGCGTGATGTCCGAGGTGTCACAGATCCTCGCGGACATGCCGGACGACGATATGAAGTTGCGCTACGACACGCTGGAAGGCGAAACGCGCTTCTTCGCCCTGCTCGATGACGTGGCCGAGTTAGCGATTGCCGACGCCAAGCTTGTCGAGCTTGCCCGCGAACGCATCAAGCGTATCGAGGCACGCATTGATGTGAACCGCGACAAGGTGCAGCGCCTGCTGCAAGCTGCCGGCATCGAAGGTGCGGAACGCCCGCTCTACACGGCATCCGTTGCTTACCGCAGCAAGGCGATCGTCACCGACGCCGGCAAGCTCCCGCCCGAGTTGCTGCGCACGTCGCCCGACATGCTGGCCATAGCCAAAGCGTTACGCTCCGGCCCGATCGAGGGTGCCGAACAATCGAACCTGACGCCAGTTTTGACCCTGCGGAGCGCCTGACATGAATGCCCTAGCTACCACCGGTAACACGGCATTGACGCCGACCAGCATGGACAGCGCAATGCAACTCGCTGAGATGATGTCACGCGGCAAGCTCGTGCCGTCGCATCTGCATAACTCTCCAGGCGATTGCCTCATGGTGATCGAGGCTGCGATGCGTTGGCAGATGTCGCCATTCGCCGTGGCGCAATGTACCAGCGTTATCCAAGGGAAGCTCATGTTCGAAGGCAAGCTGGTTGCCGCTGCGCTGAATGCCAGCGGCATCCTGTCCTCTCGCCTGGACTACGATTTCAGCGGCAAGGATGCCCAGCGTGCGGTGACAGTGCGCGCCACGTTGAAAGGTGAGACTAAACCGCGAGAGGTGACGGTGTTCTTGTCCGAGGCCAAGACCAGCAACGGCATGTGGACGAAGCAGCCAGACCAGCAGCTTGTGTACGCTGGAACCCGCGTCTGGGCGAGACGGCATGCCCCCGAGGTGATGCTCGGCGTCTATGCGCCGGAGGAGTTCGATCGGGCCGATGCCTTCACCGGCCCGACGATTGAGTCGGACACCCGCGACACACTGAACGCCGAGGTGCCGCTGAAAGCTGCCGCGGCTTCGACACCCCGCGCCCCCGTCGTGCGTGGCCCTGCAGAGGCGCCTGTCGAGCGCACGGACGAGCAGTGGCAGAAATGGTTGGACAAGCTGCGCGGTGCCCTGGGCGTACTGTATCGCCGCGATGAGGTGGTCGAGATAGCCGGCCGCAAGTCCATCGCTGACGCCACTGCGGACGGCCCGCCGTGGGTACGCAGGGAAATCGCGTCCATGCTCGCGGAAGCCTACGCGCGCTTCCCCGAGGACGAGCCACCACCCGATGACGGCGCGGCGGCGCACGAGCCGGAGACGGAGGCAGCGGCGTGATCTCCCAGGAACCATGCCCCGAGTGCCGTGACACCGGCTGGAAAGACGGATGGCGCTGGGTGAAGCGGCGGTATGCGAAGAAGGCGCCATGGCATGTGCGGCGCCTGGTCAACGTCCCGTGCACGCGGTGCGCTCACCGTGGCCAGATGCTGCCGCGCGAGGCCGACGCCACGATCCGGCACACCGCATGGGTTACGGGAGGCAACGAACCGGAGCCGCCGCGTTGTGAGAACGAGTGGGCGTGCAGCAAGAGCACGCTCATGTGGCAACGCCTCCACTGCGCATGCTTCATCGCGGCACAGTCAGCCGCGCCGTCAGACACCGCGCCGCCGCCGCTAGGAGACGCGCGCGCGCCCGAGGCGTCTGCGCCTGCGCCACCGTCACCGCAGCGGCGATGAGGCCGCCCAGCGCGTCCACAGGGGCCAGCGCGGTGCCGTTTGCGGCGGTTTGCAAACGCGGCACAGCATCGACGGCGCGCGGCCAACCAGCCTCCCGCGCCACGATCAGCACGGCGGTCAAGAACTCGGCGACCGGCATGCCCTCGCGCTTCGCCTCGGCCACCACCTGTTCGCGCAGGCCGGATGGAAAGCGGCGGATCTGCCACTCGGACGGCGGGCCGAGGTTGTCATCGTTTGGGGACATCCCCAAACAGGCGCAAACCGCCGCGATTCCCGTCAAGCATTTGGAGACAAAAGCATGGGCCGCCCAGCAAAAAACTTTGAACCCACTTATCTGGCTATGGCGCGAAGCCTGTACCTCGCTGTCCCTGAGCCGCAGCGACTCGCTAAGAGTTTTGACGACCTGACGCCGCAGGCAAGGGCGAGATGGCTGGAAATTGCACGCCATCATCTCGCATGCGGTGAATTGCCGCCAGCGGCGGCTAATCTCACAGACTCACAGGATACTTGCTAACGGACGTTTGGAGAGGTGGCCGGGTCTAGCAGGATGAGACAGTAATGTTCCGGCTATGATGCGAGTGCTCGACCTGTTCAGCGGCATCGGTGCGTTCAGCCTGGGGCTTGAACGGGCCGGCATGACAACGACCGCATTTTGCGAGATTGATCCATTCTGCCGACGTGTGCTGGCGAAGCATTGGCCGGGAGTTCCCTGTTATGACGACGTTCGATCCCTCACGGCTGACCGGCTGCGAACAGATGGAATTTCCGTGGATGTCATCTGCGGAGGCTTCCCCTGCCAGCCGCACAGCGTTGCCGGCAAGCGTGGCGCCGGAGCCGACGAGCGCGACCTGTGGCCCGAGTTCGCCCGCCTCATTCGCGAGGTTAGGCCGCGATGGGTGCTGGCAGAAAACGTGCCAGGGCTACGTTCAAGCGAATCTGGACGGTTCTTTGGAGGAATACTCCGAGACCTGGCCTGCGCAGGGTATGATGCGGAGTGGCGCAGCATTTCCGCTGCCGATGTTGGCGCGCCCCACATCCGCGACCGCATCTGGATCGTGGCCTACGCCGACAGCGGATGCGGGCCTGGATGGGATCATGTCGCCGGAATACGCGGCGCGGTTCCATCGCAAGGGGCGATCGGGGAGCTTCTTGGAAGCAATGGCTGGCAGGCTGTGGCCTACCCCGAGCGCGCAGGAAGCGGGGCAGTCGCCGGAGTTCCTGGCGTCCCTGGTGACGAAGGATGGCGATCCGGCGCGACCGGGCGAGCGAGCATACGATCCGAGGACTGGCAAGCATGTTCAGCGCACGCTGAACCGGGCGGTCAACTTGTGGCCGACACCGCAGGCGCACGATGCAGCGAAGGGCGACGCGAGCCGGGTGGGGAGATACGGCACACTGCATGGCGGTCGCAACCTGAACGATTGGGCGGCGAAGTGGCCGACGCCGACGGCGGAGGATGGCGAGAGCAAGGGGATGTCAGCGAAGCGGCTGGCGACACGGGCGCCGGACAACCTCGCGACTGCGGTGCGCTTTCCGTCCCAGTCCGCCCGCGACTGGCGATCGGGCCAGGGACGCTCCGAGAATGGTCACACGCCGCAACTGCCGGAGATGGTATCTGGGCAGCTGAACGCCCGATTTGTCGAGTGGTTGATGGGGCTTCCAGACAACTGGACCGACGTAAGCGGCTCATCGGATTAGGCAACTCGCTGGTCCCGCAAATAGCGACGCTCATTGGTCATGCAATTATGAATGTCGAGACTAACCAATGAAGCGATGCCCAAAGTGCGGTGAGACAAAGAGCCTTACCGAGTTCCGGCTAAGGAACGACCCAAAACGCACGGTACAAACGGTAAGCCGCTGCAAACCTTGCACGACGCAAGCGATGCGAGAATGGGTTTTGAAGAACCCAAACTATGAAAAGGAGCGATATCAGCGGGATAAGGTGAAATCCCGCGAGAAGCATCTTCTAAGAAAGTATCGCGTGAGTCTACAGGAGTATGATCGACTTAAGTTAATGCAGGGGGGTGTCTGCGCTATATGTGATGCCAATGAAGCAGATCAGCCTCATAAGGTTTTCCACGTTGACCATTGCCATAAGACTGGGGTGGTCAGAGGTCTTTTGTGTGCTCCATGCAATCAGATGCTCGGCGCGGTTGACGACAACGCTGCAACGCTCAAAGCGGCAATTCTGTATCTTGAACGAAGGGTGTCCCCGCAGATCCCGGAAATAATCGGACGCGCAATCATCGCCGATTACAGATTGATAAAGTGGAGTGGCCGATGGTCAGGCTGATACCGAACGGCCCGCAAATCCTCTGTCTGGACTGCGGCGCGATCGCCAACCACGTCTCGCTCCGGTGCGACGCCTGCCGGCGAGACATGCCGGATCAGCTGACCGCAGCCGACCAAGCGTATCTGGAATGGCGCCGGTCGCAGGGACTTCCCGACCCTAGCCTCGATAAATCGACATTAGCGGACGGAACCCCGGCTTATACGCCCCGCGCCGTAACCTCTCTCAATCTGCTTACCACGCCTTTGTATGAGCTGCCTTATTTACCCCGAGGCCAAAGAAAAGGCCCCGGCTTTGGGGGCGCCGAGGCCGAGGAAGGTTCGAACGGAGTGAAAGTCTATGCCGCACTATGCCATGGCGGCAGTGCGCCTCATAGCGATTTGCGACGCACCAGACCAAGGCCGAGCAGCCCGACGCCGAGCGCCGCCATGCTCACCGGCTCCGGCACCGCGGTGGCCGAGAAATCGCCCGAGACTGAAGCGCCGAAGCTGGCCAGGGTATCCCCGTCGATGCCAATGGCCGGCGACACGTTGGCGAAGGAGAGGGATACCGCGCGCGGCAGCGCCAGGACGTTGATCACATCGGACGTGAAGCTGATGGAGTCCGGCGGCGCGCCAGAGGACAGGACCGCCGAGGCGCCGGTCCCCAGCACCACGTCGCTGAAAGTGCCGGACAGGAAGTTCGTTCCCGTTCCCCCGGCCCCCGAGGTCAGCGAGAAGCTGCCGGCGTAGTGCTGGAACCCGCCGGCGCCGAGCGGCGTCACCGCGTCCGTAGACGTGATGTTCAGATCGAAGTCTGCCGAGGTCGGTGCACCGCCGAGGATCTGCGTAATGCTGACCGGGACATCGGCAGCGGTGATCGTCGTCGCAGTGCCGCCGGCGTTCGCAGTCGCCGTGATGGTATTGCCGGCACCGATTTGGCCGAAGGTCAGAATGACGGCGCCCTGTGCAGGCAGGGCAATCAAGGCAGCAGCAGAGGCAGCGAGCAGGGCGCGCAGCATGGTGGGCTCTTTCATGTTGGAGGGGCAGGCACGGCTCGTCAGGGCTTAACCAGGCAGCCCTCCACGATTCTTGTCAGCAATACGTTTCTGTTTTCTGCCGCGTGATCAAAGATCCACGCGATCACCCCGATGAACATGATATTGACCAGCAGCAGGGCGATGAAGGCAGGCGGCAACACGCGCAGCAGCTTCTCGCTGACCGACAGCAGAACGCCACTACGCTGCTCGTCGGTCATCTCAGTGGCTCGTCACGCAGGCGAACGACCATTTTCTGTCGCTGTAGGTTTTCGCATCGCTGTTCGCGACGAGCTGCCCGCGCAGCCATTCATGGCACTCGGTTGCTCCCTCAACGCCGAGCGAGGCAGCCAACGCCAGCGCCGACATTGTATAGCTGGCGTAAACCAGCGAGTCCCCCGGCGGCATCACGTCCGGGTCCGTGTATATGCCGATGCCGGGCTGCATCGTCAGGTTGAGGTCCCAGTTCTCCTGCCAGCTCGTGACGTAGGGCGACTTGTCCGTTGCACGCAGCGCGACGTTGTATGGCGTTGGCTTTGCGCGGATCCAGCCAGACGTTCCATTGGTGCGAGCGATCGTGTTGGCCAGCTTCCACTCGAGGATCGGCATCCAGTCAGCGTATCCGATCGCCACGACGTGGCCCAACACGGCAGCTTCGTAGTCCTCCATCCATTGCTGGCTGCAGGTACCCGCCGGCATGGTGCTGCTGGCCGGCGAGTTATCGGCGGCGGCCATGTAGTGCAGCGCGGCGAAGGGAGACTCGGTGAACGGCAGCGCGGTCGGATGCACATAGCGTGCGAGCATCCAGTCGCGGTTGCCGTCGAGCCATTCCTGCCAGTAGGCGCGGGACTGCACCCAGGCCGGCGCGTTGTCGGGTGTCACGCGCGCGCAATGTGCCTGTGTGCGCAGCGCCCAGGCATGGGCGCGGACCGCGAACCCGATGCAGTAGCTACCGCGTGATTGGGGCAGCGACGCAAGCACGTTGTGGGTCGCCGCGAACTGCAGTTCTTCCAGGTAGTAGGGATCGCCAGTCAATAGGTATGGAACGTACGCAAGGTCGGGTTCATGTGCGGGATCGAGCGTGATCGGCGTGCTGCAAGCTGGAAGGTTGGCGGGGTAATACATTGACGCCTGCGGGTGCGTGACGAAGTTAAACACCGCACAACCATCCTCGTCGCGGTAGTGCCACGGCATGGTGCCTGATGCCTCCGCCTGCGCCAGCATCGAATCCGCCGACGCATCGCCACGGAGATATTCAGCCTGCGCCTCCGTGACCAACCCGATTTCGTCACGCTCGCCGGTCGATGGCATGTAAGCCGTCAACCCGGCCAAGCCCATCGGCGCATAGACGCGCTGTGGCGCCAATGGCTTCGTGGTTGACAACGCCATGTCGAAGTGCGGCAGCAGCCCGGCGTCCTGCAGCTCCTCGACGCTGGCGACGATCGGGCGTGGCGCCGACTGCCAGCGCCAGCGCGAATACCAGTAGTGCTCCGGCACCGGAACCGTGGCCAGCACGTCCTCGCCCCGGTAGATCGTCGCGGTGTAGGCGCCCATGTTGAAGGCCGCGGTGCCCACGGTGGTGTCGCCCAATTCAAACACGACCTCGGTGCGATCGCTGTCCCGGTCGCAGCGGAACTGCACGGTGAACGCCGGCAGTTCGCTATTCGTCACATCCAGCCGGTTCTGCACAAAACCGCCGCGCAGGTCGGTCCAGTCGCCCCGGTCGGTGGCACCGTCCGCGTGAAACCACATCTGCGCGCCGCCGTAGTCGATGCACACCGACAGGTCGCCCGGCGCTGGATCTGGGCCAGGATCAGGACCGGGGTCGGGTGGGTCAGGTGGCTCTGGCGCCACAGGCTCCAGCGTCACAACAGCCGTCACATCGAGCGGCTTGAAGCCGTCGATGGCGGCAGTGACAGTCAGCGTGATTTCGTTGGTTATGGGATCGGGCACTGGAATTCTCCTTGCAATCTCGCGCTGGATGTATTACATAGTCGGACATGAGCACACCGACACCCTTCACCGTCCGGCTGCCACAAACCATCCGCGACCAGCTAGAACAGTTCGCCCGCGCCGACGACCGGCCTGTGGGCGCGCTGGTGCGGAAGATCCTCACCGAGTGGCTGAAGCGTCGCGGTGCGCCGCGTGACCGATGATGAGCGGCAGGCGCTGAAGGATGAACTGCTGATGGTCGATCTGGCACTGAAGAAGAAGCAAGCGTTCTGGGAAAGCCCGCGTAACCTTGCGATCATTGTCGCCGCGGCTGCCGGCATTGCCGGCGTGCTCGGGTTCAAACTTGGCCAACGTGAGACGCTGCCGCAGCAACTGGTATTCCCGCCCGGCACTATCATCACAGTGCCTAGCCGCTAAAGCGAGGACGACGCTCCCTGGCCGGGGCGCCGCCCTCTAACCGCCAACCGAGAAGGAACCTCGATCAATGGCTACGACCAGACTAGCAGCCCTCGCGGCTGCCGCACTAACCCTGTCCGCCTGCGCCTACCACTGGGAGCGTGCCCCAGGCCATGAGCAGGCCAACTACGAGGAGGACGACGCGCGCTGCTACCTGATATCCCGCGGCATGCCGCAGCAGGGCTTCGCCTTCGCTGGTGGCGGCACGGGACGCGCAGGCGCCTATGCATCGGCTGCTGCCGGCATTGCCACCGCTGGCGCATTGATCGGACTGGCCATCCAGCAGCAGCACGACAAGGATGCGTGCATGGCCCTGGCCGGCTGGCGCCGCGTCGAGACGCTGGAGAAGCTGTGATGCACGTCCTGTTCGGCCTAGCCGTTGCCACCGTGCTGATTATCGGCTGGGGTTACGGCAATCTCTTCGCCTGCGTATTCCTCTCGATCCCTGTGACCCTTGGCCTGCTTGTTTTCATCGCGCAAACCCCAGCCTCTCCTGGGTGGGCACTGGCATGCGGGATGCTGCTCGCCGCGATCTGGGCGCCACGTCGTATGCGGCTCCGGGCTATAGCCTATCCAGTATACCCACCGCCGCCACCGCGTTATCCGCCTTTGAAGGTCGTCATGGCTGGCGAGCTGGCTCCGTTCATGAAATCCCTTGCGGCTGTCCTCATCGTCAGCGCTGGCGTGACGCTGGTCCTGATGCCGTTCTTCCCGCTCTAGGGACGCAGCATCTGGTTGGTGGGAGACGCCGCAGAGACACCTCCGGCCAGCGCGCCACCCAGTAACGACGGCCGATAGAGCGCGTTGTTGATGACCTGCTGCGTGTTGAACCCGCTGCGGAGATATGGCCCGGCGACTTGCTTGCCAATGACCTGCGCGGCATGCGTTGCGCCAGCTAGCTTCGGGTCCATGAAATACCCCACACCACCGCCTGGCGGGTGCATTATGTCGCCGATCAAGGATGGCGACACCGGCGTTGGGCCGCGACTTATCAGATCACCGATGCGCGCAAGCTCGCCAATGGTACCGCCGCCAGTATATGCCATCCCGCCTGTGGACCCATCGAGCTTGCGCGACGCGGCAACAGCCCTGGTCATGAACTCGCCAGGATCTATGTTGGCGCCCTGGGCTCGCTCAACGAGCGGCTGCACGGTTTTCATTAGGCGCCATTGGTAGCGCGCCTGCGTCAGCGCCGCCTGATCGGCCCGCGAGGCAGAACCCTGGAACGCATCATCAATGGCAGACTTTATCTGCATCCCGATGGCCGCGACGTTCGGATCGGCGTTGCTGGCCAGCCTGTCGATTGCCCCCTTGTTTCTGGTCAATGCCTGATAGTTAGCACCACTGATCGTGCCATTGCCATTCGCAGCGGCATTTTGCACGAGATCGATGTTGCGCCGGATCGCTGCTTTGTTGGCATCGGTCAGGCCGGCTTCCAGGTCGAGAGTGCCATCGATATGTGCCAATTTCGTGATCGCGTTGTTGGTCTCCACGTTGTTGATGTTGGTGCGACTGGCAACGTCATCAAATGTCTGTCCGACCCGCGTTGCCGTATTGTCCATGACGCCGGTGGTGATGCGGTTGCGGCTCAGCAGGTCAGGAGTGTTCGGGTTCTCGCCCAACTGCGTGACAATATTGCCCTGCAGCCCATCCAGACTGGCCTGCCGAGACGCGGGCGTACGGAACTGTGAGCCGGGCGTGATGTCGGTCGCATTGATAGGAATATTATATTTGTCCCTGGCCAACTGCGTCGTGGCGGCGTCCGCGGCGTCAACGGTTGGTCTGCCCCGGCTAGCGCTGACGCCAGTCGCTATCTGCGGGACGGCATTGACCGCCAGTTCGGTCCCCGGCTTGGCCCAGTCGGGCACCTGTTCGGCGACGACCGGCGCGGCTACCGGCCCTGCGGTTCCTGCGATGAGCGGGAGCGCACCACCGGGGCCAAACGTCGCGGCGGTCTCAAGCCCTGCAACGCCTCGGCGCACCCCCGCCTCTGTCGGCGATGCCGGCAGGTCGGATGCCTTCTGACCAGGGAGTGCCTGATCCACGAAATTCATGAGGCGGGTGCCGGGCTGCTGCTGCTCCGGCGGAAGCTGTGTCTGCCCTGGCTGCGGCAGGCCATACAGATCCGCGCGCTGCTCAGGAGACATGCCACCGTAGCCAAGTGCGTGAGCAGCGGCATCGAACGCCGTGCCTCCCAACACCACCAACGGATGGAGCATATTAGCGCCAGGGTTCGTTATGAAATCGAGCAACCCTGAGGGATAATCAACCGCTGTCGCGGCGCCGACGTTCTTGGCGATGCCGCGCGCCGTGGTCGGCGGTTGCGACGATGCCGGTGCGGTGTATTTCGCAATCTGCGGGTCGTAGGGGTTAGTCTCCGTCGCGGCTGTTCCGGCAGACGATGGCTGCGAGCCCCCTCCCCCGGTATATTTCTGCAGCATTGTATCATAAGGATTCGGGCTATCGTCAGCCATTGCTGGGCCTCCCCGGCGCGCCCATCTGCGTACGGCCACCCTTCAGGATGAACTCTCCGATACCGGGGCCGAACCGCTGATCGAAGTGCTGCACGGTGTCCGGGTGCGCCATGAGAAAGGCCGCCATATCCTCCGGCACCGCGTTGGCAATCGCGCGGGCCGTGTAGTTCTCCACCGGATGGGTCTTATTGAACTCGACTTCTGCAGCCGCCAGGGGTTGCCCAGCCGCCAATCGTTGCGACTTGAACTCATATAATTCGCGCTGCCTCAGAAGATCCTGCTCGATGCCGGACGAGACTAGCCGGAAACCCAGATAGGTGTTCTCGGAATTTGGCACTGCCCCCGTGGCGCCGTTGATGATGCTCGCCGCCTCGCGTGAGCCGCCGAAATAGTTGTTGACGACCTGCATGCCCATCAGTTTGGTCTGCTTGTTGAGGGCTTCCCATGCGCTGATCTTGCTCGGATCGAAGATTGGCCCGGAACCCATAAGGCCGGCCACCTGGTTAAGGTTCTTGGCGATCTCCAGGCGAGCATTGGCGCCAGCACCGGGTGCCTCGAAGCCGCCTGGCGTGCTGTTCATGACCTCGGCGGCATTGTTGGCGTTGGTCAACATGCCAAGGCTGGCATTGGCGGCGGCATAGGATTTCAGGTCCGTCGTGGCAAAGTTCTTGCCCAACTCCCGCTCGGCCTCTTGCTGTGCCGTAGACATCCCCTGAGTGAGTGTTCGCACACCGCTGCCACCTGATGGCTCCGGAAATCCTGGAGGCAACGGGCGAGATGGCACCTGCAGGAGTTCTCTGGTAATCGGATGCTCATGTGACTTGTAATCCAGGTAGGTGGTAGTGGCTTCGTTGTAGCGGTCTTTCTGCTCCTGTGTCGCGACAGCGCCATTGTCGCCACGGACGATGGGCGCGAGTTCCTGCATCGTCCGGTAGGCGATCGTATTCTCCCGCGCGTTCGGCGCCAGTTCAGGATGATTCGCTTTCCAGTAATCGAGGTTGGTCTTGGCCTGTTCGTTGGTCAGTTGCCCCTGCGACACCGCGAGTTGCTGCTGCGCTATGTAGTCGGAGAACGCCTTCTGGGCGAGTTGGATGTTCTGGTTCACGAACCTCTGCTGGGCCGCCATGCGCTCCTTCAAGGAAGTCTGAGGGTTCGCGGCCATCGCGTCGATCTGGCGCTGCTGGATCGGCGTCATGCCGTTCTCATTGAGCTGCGCCAGCTGCGGTGGCGCAGGGCCGCCACCTGGTGCGGCCTGACCGGGTGCCGGCGGCGCTGGTTGCCCAGGCGCAGGCGCCCCCTGTCCCGGCGCTGTAGGCGTCCCTGGAGGCGGCTGCATTGCGCCGGCTACCCGATACGGCGCAGGCGTTCCACCGCCCCCAGGAGCCGCCGCAGGAGGTGCCACAGCTGTCTTCAGCGTGGCATATCCCTGCGCCGTCGGATGCACGCCGTCCGGCGACATCATGCCAGCACCAGTCGGCAGCGGCACGAACTGGGCACCGTTCCGCGCGGCGATGGCCTGCAGCGCCGCATTGGTGCCGGGAGCCTTGGTCTCCACGCCTGGGCCAACGCCAAGCACCGTGACGCTGCTGGCACCGCCGCCGCGTGCCTCCTGCACCTGCTGTTCGACGCTGGCGAGGTCGCCCGGATCGTTCGATGCGCCAGTTGACAGCACCACCGGCTGACCGCGATAGACGCCGGCTCTGGCTTCGCCGGAAACCGTGGAGAGCACGTCGCGAGGCGGCGCACCCACCGCACCAGAGCCTCCGAGCCCGCCAGTGCTGGCGAGGCTATCCCCACGAATAAGCGGCGGTCGCGCTGTGTTAGCTACTGCGGTGCCGCCACTGCTGCCTGGGGCCGAGAACCGCCGGTAATAGTCGGACAGGTGCGTGCCGTTGGCGTCGGCCGGATCGTATTGGCCGTTGCTTGCGACGAACTTGCGCATACCTTCCGGGCCACCGAGATGCGCCACGGCGCGCAATCCGTTAGCGTCATACTGATCGGCACCGGGCGTCTGCGCGATCGCGGTGTCGATGTTGCGGACATGCACGTCGAGCGCTGCGCGCTGGGCGGCGGGGCTGGCAAGGAAGTCTGCCTGTGTCTTCACGTCGGGGAAGCCGGGAATATCCAGTGTGCCGCGCCACTGATTGGCACCAAGGTTCTCGCCGGCCGCCGGCTTATACATGCCGAGATCGGCCAGCCGCGATGTGCCGAACTGGTACTGGCCGGAATACCCGGCGGCATTGACTGATCCAGGGTTCCCCTCGGCGCCCTGCAGGCGCGTGGCGAAAGGCTCGATCGGCCCACCCTGTCCGGGCAGCCCGCCAGGTCCAGGCGCTGCTACGCCGCCGCCACCAGCAGCGGGTGTCGTCGGTGGTGTGTTCGCATTGGAATACGCCTTGTTGGCCGCGAGGTTCTGCGCCCACTCGGCCTGCGTCTGGCTCGGCGTGCCCATCCGCGCCAGCGCCGCCATCGTAGTATCGCCTGGATACGTGGACGGCGCATTCTTGGCAAAACCTTGCGCCTGCAACGCCGCGAGCCGCACCGGATATGCCGCCGCTCGCGCCTCTGGCGTGGGATAGAGCGTCGGGTCCATCAGCGTGGCCGCAGCACGGCCCATCATCTCCATCTCGTTCGAGCCGATGGTCTGCTGCGTCTGTTGGTTCAGCAGTTGGTTGCGCGCCACCTCAGCGGTTGCCCCGCCAGAAGCAGCATTGAACAGCAGGTTCTCGCTAGGCCAAGCAGAACCGACCGAGCCAGACATCAGTAGGTTACCCCGGCATAGGCCGGATCATTCGCCGTGCTGGAATAGTAACCCGACAGCGGACTACCGCCGCTACTTCCGGGGAATAACTGATTCCTCACAGCGGGATTGCTGAACAGTCCACTGACTGTGCTACCGAGCGCCTTCGATGCATCCCCATAGATGCTCGCTTGCGTGTTTCCAGCGCTCTGGTCGAGCGTCGCAGCCTGATTGGCCGTCTGCGCACCGCCAGCCGCGGCGTTCGCGCCGAGCGTGGACAGCGCATTGAGGCGCGAGAAATATTGGCCGAAATCGCTGTTCGCGAGCCCCTGCCCGAACGTCTGCTCTGCTTTGAGTGCAGCCCCAGATCGCAGCATTCCCTGCGCTGCTGCCCCAGCGTCGGTCGCGCGCAGGCCCTGCTGTAGCTGGAATTGGTACCCGGGCGACGACTGGAAGTTCGCCATCGCGGCATCTGCCGCCGGCTGGCCATTCAGCCCCAGCAGATCCTGCTGCGCCTGCAACGGCGCAAGGCCCGCCTCGCGGTATGGCATCAGGTCGTTGCGCTGCTGCGCTAGTGCCTGTTGTGCCTGTGCCGCACCCTGTCCGGCCTTGTTGCCCATTAGCGCGCTGCCGGCGGTCCCTATCGCCGCAGATGCCACGCCACCGGCTACGGCAGCCCCTACTGCGCCCATCTCACGCCTCCAGTCGAAGCCGGAAAAATTGCCCGCTGTCCTCTGCGCCAAGCCGCCGATACAGGCCGCCCATACGCGGCCCGTCGCCGCGCGGTCCCGCCAGCATGAACACCTCGTCCACGCCCCGCTCGCGCAGCGCCTCGACCGACGCACGCTGCAACTTCATGCCGAGGCCACGAATATCCGGCGAGGCATAGAAGAACGTGTTGGTGGCCCAGACCCCGTCGTGGCTTTCCAGCGACGGCCCAATGAGCGTGGCGAGGTAGCCGAACATACGCCCATTGCTGCGTGCAGTGGTGATCTGCAACGCACCAACTGCATCGAGCGTCCGCAACAGCGGCAGGTTCTTGAACGCGTGGTTGTCCGGCGCCTCGCCCACCCGCATCAGATGCTCGGCGAACAGCGCCTGGCCATCGCGATACCACTGCTCGAACGGCTCCTGCTGGAACGTCACGCCGTCAATCTCAGCCTCGCGCGCCATACCCGTCAGCGTCGCCTGCTTCGCCATCTTGGCGAGCTTCTCCAACTGCGGCTGATAGGCGCGGAACTTCCGCACGCATTGGCGCATGTCCATCTGCACGTTCACGTCCTTGGCCAAAGCCCACCAGGTCGCGTCATGCGGATAGGGAAGGCAGTGCTCGAACACCCTGCGGCATCCGTCCTCGGTGGCCAGATCAGTGAACGTCACCGACACGACGTCCGGCACCCGCTGCTCGATCTGCGCGAGCTTGGCATCGACGCGCCGCACCAGCCGGGTCAGGCTCTCGACCTCGAACCCAAGCGGCAATGCCATATAGCTCGCCACCACCTCGTGCACCGGCCGGCGCACCACCACGACGCGGGTGTCGGGCCGATACCGCAGCAGCAGCCGCCAGAAGGGTGCCGCGGCCGTCTCTACGGTGCCGGTGCAGGGTTGGCCGAGCCACGCCTTGGCGTCGTCCAGGCTGCGCAGGTTCAGTAGTTCCTCGTGACCACAGCCCCACTCGCCGTATGACAGGTAACGGGACAGCCACGTCGAACGTGACCGGGGCATCGAGAACACGATGAACGGCGGCCCCTCCGGGGAAGGGCGCCAGCCGCCCGAAGACAGACTGGCGCCCGACCCTACCTGCGGCGTAGGATGATCTTGACCTTCACGGCCACGACCACCACTATCCACGGCAGGAGCTTGAGCTGCTTCATCAGCTCTCCCTCCACGGTTACGCCAGCAGGTCGCTCCTGCTGGCGTTTCCATATCTAGCACATCGTTGCGCATCTACCGCATCCGCCGTGCCCTGATAGTACCAGTCGCCGTCATCGTGCCGGTAAACCCCGTCTGCGCCACGACCCACACGGTGGTCGGCGCGGTCACGTTGTAACGGCGCGTGGTTGTCGCCATCGCTTGCTGAAACGCAGAGGTGGGAAACGTCGCCGACGAAATCACATCCACGCCCGCCACACCAACGCCGAAATACCCGTGCGTGCCGGCCCCGGCCGCGAACACCACCCCGCCCGACACATCCCAGTCGCCTGGTGTGAGGCTGAGAGACACGACGTTGGCCAGTGCGTTGTTCGACACCGGCGTCGGCCCGGCCGTCGCGGTCAGATATTCGCCGATCCTGCCTGCCGCCGCGTCGCTGCCGTCAGTCACCCCGGTTCGCAGCCGATCGGGCAGTCCGGCCAGGGTCACCGCCACGTTCTGATAGAATGCCGCCCACGCCTGGGTGTGCTGCCCGTCGTCGCGCAGCGGCGTTTCGTTGGCCGGCGGCTGTAGCGGCGAGCCTGTCTCGGTTACCGCAGAGCCGGACACTACGATGCCCCGCCGGCAATATCGGCATCGATCGCATAGAGCGTCACGCGGCCTAGGGTGGTGAGAGCGAACACCCGCTGGCGGAAGCTGCCGAGGCGCGTGGTATAAACCCGCGTGCGCCGTCCGGCTGCACCGGTGCCGCCGGTATAGAGATTGCGTGGCCCGCCCGCGTAGTTCCAGCCGCCGTCATCGGACCATGTGAGCGCGACATCGAGATCGCCACCCACCTCCATCTCGACCTCCAGCCGGCTGCAGAAGGCACGGTTGGTCCCGGCCCAGAGCGGCGGCGTAATCGCCTGGCGCATCACCGCAACGCCGGCCTCGGTTGCATCCGTTGCCGACATGACGTAGCTGCGTCCATCGACGCTGCTGCCGAATACGTAGGTGGACGCCAACTGGCCCACGGAATACGGCAGCCATTGCCCGAGCCCGTTAACTGAACTGGCCCGATCGTGCCATAGCTTCGTTGCACAATCGTAAACCAGCGTGCGGTCACCGAAGCTCATCGCATAGAAATAGTGCCCATCCCACATGAACGCCACGGCAGTGGTCAGAGCCGCGGGCGTCACGTCCTTGATGATCGCCTCGATGGCATGGGTGGAAATCCGCACTGCGGCATAACCCTGCGACCGCACCACGATGCCTTCATTCGTCAGCCAGAAGATCGACCCATCGCAGACGACAAACGACTTCATCGACGTGGTGCCGTGCGGTATCACACCGCCGGCGCGGCGGCGGAACGGGAAGAATGAGGTCCCCGGCGTTGTCTCCAACCCGGACGAGCCGGCGTCGTACCAAACCTCGACCCCCTTTTCGCCGATCAGCCACAACTCGCCGCGGAGCACCAGCACGCGGCGCAGCATGTTCGGCACGCCGTCCGCCGAGGCAAAGTCGAGCGCATCGAAATCGGACGGATCGAGCAGCAGCGAGCAGAAGAACTGCGCATCGAGGTCGTCCGAGGTAAACACGAAATAGCCGTCGAGATACGCGACTGACCGCGCGCCTGGGAATGTCCCACCGATCTGGTTGACCGCGGTATCGTGGTGGCCACAGGTAAATGCGTTCGGCGGCACGCACACCACCACGGCGTTGACGCCGACGGCGATCGTGGTCATCAGGTTCTGCGGATAGTCGTCGCCGCTCGGCGTGCCGATTGCCCCGAGATCCTGCACCACGATCGGGCCATTGAATACCAATTGCCCCAGCCGGTAGAAGCGCCCGCCCGAGGCCACGTAAAGCGCGCTGGGCCAATCGCCGTTCATCGCGGTTACCGGCCCGGCGCCGAAGGTCCAGCCGCTATCCACCAGGCCAGGCGTGGGCACCAGCGCCACCTCGGTGCGCGCATCCGACGGCGCCTGCTCGGCGTGCAAGTTCAGCAGGAACTTTGCCGACAACGGCAACGAGGCGTGCTGATACGACTCCAGCGGAAACGGAATGCGCTTCATGCCGCGAACGGGCGCCTGCGCCTGCTGCGCCGCGCCAGACATCAGAGGCGCATCCCGCGCACGGTCAGCGTGCCGGCATACTGGATGTTGATCGTCGTGTTGGCTGGCACGAATACGTTGAGGTTGGTGTTCGCGGGCGCGGCGCCACCGAGGATGAATACGCCGCCGACATCCACCATGTTGATGATGCCCGTGGAATACAGCGACAGGTTCTCCGGCCGCGCCTTGGTGCTATAGGCCCATGGCGACGCACCGGGCGTCAGGTTCAAGGGGACCGGCGGAATGCCGAGGTTGTTGGCGATGACATCGCCGGTGCCGCTGTCGGCGATCGGCGTAGGGCAGCCGACAAAGACGTTGGAACCCATCAGTACCGCGCCGCTGCCGGCTGCCAGGTTAATGCAGGTTCCCGGCACATCGTAGAAGCTGTTGCCAACGATGGTGCCGCCGAGTTGCGCGCCGGAACTGACCACGATGCCGGTGCCGGTGGTATTCGCCGCATCCGATACGCCGAACGAGTTGCCCAGCACGGTGAGCTGCGCGGTGCCGGCGAGTTGCATGGCCGCACCAGCCGGCGGAATGATGAACAGGGAACTCACCACCTGCACGGCGAATATCGCCAGTTGCAGATAGATCCCGGTTGTGCAGTTGAACTGGCTGTTGGCAACCGAAAGCTGCGTCTCGCCCGTCCCTGACGGAACGCTGATCCCGCTTCCGCAGCCTGTGAAGTTGCAGTTCATCATCGCGACGCCCTGAATCCATGTGCCGTAATTCAGCCCGGTGCCCAGGTTGTTGAACGTGCAGCCATCGAAGTTGTAGACGACGCCAGGTACCGCCGATGTGGCAGTCAGATACACCCCGATGCCGGTCGTCGCGTACGGACCCGTATCGGTATGCCCCAGGCACAGGACATTGGTGAATGCGACCTGCGTGAGTTTGGAGAGGCTGATGCAGGTGCCCCAGTAATGCGTGAGCAGCGCACCATCCGACCCGACAAACGTGACGTTTGTCACATCGCTCTGCGGCGAGTTCGGAAAGCTGACGCTGGCGATCGTGAGGTTGAGCGCGAGGCCAACGCTGCCGGCGCCATTCGTCCCGGTGGCAAACGTCATGTCGCGGATATGCACCGAGTTGGTTTCGCCCGGCAGGTTGATCGTCAGGCCGCCGCCACCGCCCCATACGAGTTCGGTGATATCCTGCCCGGCGCCGAACACGCTGATGGTGGCACCAGCGCCAAGCGTGACGGGGATATTGGCGGCAAGCTGATATCTGCCGGGCGGAAAGAACAGCATGCCGCCGGTCGTCTGAACCGCGTTGAATGCCGCGGTGACTGCCGCTGTGTCATCCGTGGTGCCGTCGCCTTTGGCACCGTAGCTCTTGACGTTGACCGTCCCGCTCTTGGTGGCAACATATGTCGCCATCGCCTGGGCTGTGAACCGCCCGGAGCCGGCACGCTCGCCGACCAGGGAACTGACATCGGTCACTGCGCCGAGGTCCGGCATATCGACGATGCGGATGCTATCGCTCATGCCAGGACGGGCTCCAGGATGTCGGTGGTAATTGGCACGGACGTATCGGTGAGCAGCGAGGTCGGCGGCAACTGGAACACCGCGCCGCCGAGGCGGATGTGCAGAATGCCGGACATCAGCGTCTCGGCGCCCTGCGTGTCGTAGCTGAGTTGCACCGCCCAGATGCAGCGGCGTGGCCAGAGGCTCATCGTGCCAGATGGGAATGCGAAATCGAACGCGCCGAGCGCATCGGATGTCACGCCGGGAATGCTCGCTAGCAACTGCCCGGTGACCGGGTGCCACATGCCGTATTCGTGCCAGCACTGGCCAGGCACATCGGCCCACATGGTGAACTGCGCCGCAGGGCCACCAACGCCGCCGGTGAGATCCAGCGCCTGTGCGCAGGGATCGTCGCTATCCACCACGGTCACACGCAGATAGAGGCTATCGGCGGCGGCGAGCACCAGGTCGCGGCGCGGAATGTGCAGCATGGATGTCCGCATATACGGCACGGTCATGGCCACTGATGCCATCAGGCGCTCCTAGGGGTGGCAGCGGAATATGCGGCATCGTCCGCACCATTTGCCCGCGGCACCTGTGTGGCGATCTCACGCAGCGCGTTAGTGACAGCGAGGAACGCCTGCACCTCACCGCCCTGGAAGGTGGAGCGTTCGAGGAACACCAGCGCGATGCGGGCGAGTTCGGGTGTCATGGTGCGATCACCCTCATTTCAGGTTCCAGGCGGTGCCGTTGTAAACGCCAACCACCGGCACATTCGCCACGGTAGTAACCGTATTAGCGATCGTCGCCCCGGCGGTGAAGGTGAGCACGCCAGTCGGGATGATGTTCACCGTCCGACCCGGCCAGACCACACCCGACATCGCGGTTACGCCAGTCGTGCCAGTCAGCGAGAACGTCGGATTGACCGGCACGGGGAGGGTTGCCGCCGAGGCGACTGCCGGGATGACGTTATCCACACCCAGGTTATCAGCGATCAGCTTCGCGGTGCCTGTGCCGCCGTCAAACAGGTTGGCGGTCGTCGCACCGCTTACGTGGTTGCCGACGATCTCATAGTTGTTCGACGTGCCGGCCAGCACGTTGATGCCGTAAGTCATCTTCGCGGAGCCGCCGCGATTGTCAGTGAAGGCGTTGCCGACCACGCGAAAGTTGGAGACGTTGGTGGCGACTACGAATCCATTAGCGACGGTCCCCGTGCCAGGATTGAGAACCGTGTTGCCGCTGACTAGGATGTTGTCCGCAGCGGCGTCCAGCGCGATGCCGAAGAACTGCGAGTTGGTGACCGTGTTACCCGACACGACGGTGTGCAAGCTGTTGACCTCGATACCGCCAGCCACGATGCCGCAGCCGGTCTGCACCGTATTGTTCACGATCACCGCACCGTTGCCGCCGTAAGAGGCTATCTGGCCACCACCAATCCCCGTGTAACAGTGGCTGTTGCCAACGTAGTTGCCAGCAACCACAGATCCGTCACCGTCGAACCCAATCGCGTCGATGCCGGCACTGGTGACGCTGTTACCCTCAATGATGACCGGCACGTGGTTAATCGCCCAGATGCCATAGGTTTGCAGGGTCGCATTCGCGATGCCGACGATCTTGTTATCCCGCGCCCAACTATTGGCGCCACTGAGGCCGATCGAGTTCCCCCGTGAGTTTATGACCGAGTTGTGGAACAACCCGCCACCAGCACCCGACACAGTAAGATCGGCACCAGTATTGGTGCTGTTGGTAGGCGCGCTGCCGTCCACAGCGCAATCGCGTAACGTGCCGCCAACACCAGAAAACTGTAGCATGGTGCCAGTCAGCGCGGTGCCGCGCTTGATAACCGTATTCCAACCCGGACAGGCAATCGTGGTGTTGAATTTGGTGACGTTGATATTCGTAGACACGGTATAGGTGACGTTCGGCGCCAGCATGATCGTGGAGCCGCCCGGCGCATCCGTCACACAGGCCGCGAGGCCGACCGACAACGGGCAGTAATATTGCCGCCCGAACAGGTCGGCCAGCGTGCTGGAGCTGGTGGAACCGGTCGGCGTGGACGAGCCAGTAATGGTGCCGCCAAATGAGCCGGTATTGGCGTTCATGTTCGGGCAGTCCGTCAGCACCGCAGGACAGGCCGCACGGGCTACGCCGCCAGCCGCCAACATGAACAGCGCGGCGAGGATCAAGCGACGCATACGAAGCCCCCGTTGTTCCAGAGGGTGCCTGGCGACAGGCCGGCGTTCGATGTCGGCAGCGCTGGCATCGACACAGCGCCCGTATCGCTGACACTCCAGCGCTCATTCGTCCCCGCCATGTAGCGCAGCCGGGGCGTGCCCGTGGTGGTGTATTGCAGGTAATGCTTGTTCTGGCCGGCGGCCGTGCCATCGCCGCTGAAATCAATCGGCATATTGGCGGCGATGCGAATCGCTGCCGCATTGGGGTTGGTGACCAGATCGAGCGTGGCCTTGCTCATCTCGATGCCGGCGTCGTAGATCGACACATCGCGGATATTGAGGGCAGCGCCTATGCCGATCGGCCCAGCAACATCGATCATACGCGAAATGGAGCTTTTAACCGTGGTCTGGAATTTCCACGTCACGCCGCCATCGGTCACCGTCCCCGGTGCTGTCGGCCATGTGGGCTGCGAAGCGCCGCTCGTGCCGGCAGTCTGCACGATGTAGGTGTAGCCGTTGCCGGGCGTGATTTCATCGGCAAGCACATACGCATGATTGGCAGCCCAGGATGGCGGGGTGTAGTTCGCATTCGGGAAATGCAGACCGACACGGCCACCGGTTTCCGGCGCATAAGAACTGCTCGCAATGTCCGGCCCGTTCTGCGTCGCGCCGATTTCCATCAGGACGTGGCCGGGCAGGTTTTCCGTTCCCAGCACACCCTTACCCAATCCGGTCTGGTCGGTGTAATGGCCGAAATACAACCACAGCGGTTGCGAGCCGGATTTGCGGGTAACCTCGGACGCAAACCCCACAGCCTGTCCTGGCCCCGTCAGCGTCGTATTGAGAACGCTCGTGATGCCCCACGAGTAGAAGTTCGCATCGGTGTTGGTGACATTAAGGTTGATCGCGCCGTTCGGCGTCCCCGGCCCGGTGTAGTCGATACGCATCACGGGAGCACCCAGCGCGCCAGCAGCGTCGGTGCGCTGATAGTATTTGCCGCCACCGAAGAAGCTCTCGACCAAATCGCCCGAGGTGACGTTGGTAACCGGCGTAGTGCCGGTTGTGCCAAACGTCATACCGTCGATTTTCCACAGCACGGGCGGAGCGACATAAGGGGGTGGCGTCAGCGTGCCGCGCTTGCCCGACAGTGCTTGCACGACGCCACCTACGGTGCTGCGGCTCTGGGCCGCAGTTCGGGCAGCGGCATAGGCGGCGCTGTCGTTGGTAGTGCCGTCCAGCTTGGCGCCGAAGTCCTCGACGTTCACCCAATCGCCGAACCGATCCTCCAGCGCACGTGGCGTCGTGCTGCCGGTCGCGATGACCGGCCCCGATGTGGTTGGTCCAGGCGGCCCAGGAGGCCCTGGCGGCCCGCGCCACGCATCGCCGGTGGGATCGCAGGGCACGTCGGGCGGCTGCGGCGATCCCGCGAAACCGGGGCCGCCGGGGATGACGAGGCCGTCGGGCATCAGATATCTCCGTCAGATTCCTGGCTTGTATTCGACGTGGAACCACGAGCAGGTAATCGACCCGGCGACGCTGTTCGTGGTGTTGCGGCCGGTCACCAGAATGTCCTGCGTCTGGGTCTCGTCCAGCGTGCCATTCGAGGTTAGGATGCCACCGGTATTGCCGGACCCAACTACTGCGCCCATCGACGTAAAGCTTTGCGTGCCAACGCCAGTTCTCATCACCCACGCCTCAGAGTGCCAGGTCACAGCACCCGCCACTGCGCCGCTCGGGTTGGCGAGCACCGATCCGGCAATACCGCCTATCCTGATACGAACCGTCTTGCTGTCAGTGGTGGCACCCAGCGTGCCGCCGGCAGTGATGTGGATAATGTCGCCGTTGCCGCTCAATGTACCGGCCGGCAGAGTGTACGTTTTAAGGATATCTTCGTTCAGATCAGCGCCGTTGCCGACGCTATTGCCGCTGGCGGCGAGTGTGCGCGACTGTCCCATACTGTAGATGTTGCTGGCAGCGTCTCGTGCCATCAGCCTGCCGGCTACGCTGTAGAGCGTCACGCCATCGGTCGGACTGGTAGTCGGCGTGCCCACCGCATCGCGCAGGATCAGCACACCCTTGCCCTGCGTGGTCTGGTCGATTTCCCCCGTGCCGCCGACCGCGACGGTGGAATCGAACCGCACGGCGGTATTGGGAAACTTGAACTCCCAGGTGCCAACGCCGCCGGTATTGTCAACCACCATGTTCGACTGGCCGGACACCGCACCCGAGAGCGCCTGGAAGCGATAGTGAAACGCCCCGGTCTGCGGATAGATGCCGAGCGCGAAGCCACCGCCAAGCGCCATGCTTTCGCCGCCACGGTGCGAAATCAGGTTGTTGATGTTCGGCGTACTGTCAGCCACGACGATCTTCGCGCCGGTCCAGTTCCACCGCGCCAGCGTGCCGGTATCCTGCCAGGCCAGCGTCGCCCCGGTCTCGATCACCGGCTGCAAGCCGCCGTTGCCGGTGTCGATGGTGACGCTGTTGGCGACTGATGGGTTGGTATAACTCGGCGTGCCCTTGGCGATGATGGCGCCACTGCCTCCCGTCACCCAATCGAAGGTGTTGTTATTCGCGCCGATCGGCGTGGTGGTATCGGACGAGCCGTAGAGGATGATCTTGTTGCCGGTGCCAGCGCCCTGATCGCAGCGGAAGAATACGAAATGGTTGCTGTCGCCGTGCTGGAAATGCAGGCAATCGGCATTGGACGCGCCGCCAACCCCCATGAAATATGGGATCTGATTCTGCGAGAAGTTGCCGTGGATGGTCGGGGTGTTGCCGGTCGCCACGATGTCCCACATTGGCCCCGGCCCGAGGCGATCGATCACCGCGAACGACAGGACATTGCGCTGGACGTTGTTCTGCTCGCCGATCGCCACGGTATCGGTGATGATGCCGGTGCCGGCCGGTTCGTTGATGGCGATGTCGATCGTGCTGCTGCGCACCGCCGCGATATACAGCCCGGTTGCGGCAACGGTGTGGGCATCGAGCAGTATGCCTTGCAGGTTGGCACCGGCCATTGTCTGGCTGGTCGGGTTTATGGTTGGCGCCCAGCTCACCATGGTGCCGCCACCCGCGCCAATCCACGTAAGTTGCGTGCCATAGGTGATGATCGAGCCAACTGCGTGGTTGGCATCGCCGCCCTTGCCGGGGGCGATCAGCGAGACGTTCGAGGTGGTATTGGTGATGGTGCTGGCGATGCCGTAGCGACCAGCCGGCAGCAGGACATTGCCACCAGTCGGCAGTGTCGCCGCGTAGTTGATCGCCGCCTGAATGCACGGCGCCACGTCATGCGTCGCGTCCCAGGTGCAAGTGCCATACTGCGGCATGCGCGGATCGAGTGAGATGCCGGCCACCGAGAGGGCGGCGAAGTTGGGTGTGCCGGCCGGCGTCTGCGCGTGGCCTGGCGCGAGCGTCAACGCGACAGCTGCCAGCAGCGTGGCGAGCCTGTTCACGGTACCACCATCAGCACGCCGCCGTTGCTCCAGATGTCGCCGTGAACCAGGCCTGTCGGTGACGTTGGTAGTGCCGAGACGTTCAACCGCTGCACGGTAACTGGACCGCTGATTGTGCCACCGGTTAATGGCAATACCGCCGTCCAGGCCACGGTGGTGCCGCCACGACCATAGAGTTTTCCGTCGTTCGGAGCCTCCGGGAACGGATTGCCGGCAATGCCCTGATCGCCCTTCGGACCTTGGGGGCCAGTCGGCCCCGGTGGACCGGGTGGCCCGACCCAGCGGTCTGGATCAGGTGGACCCTCAGCAGTGGTACTATAATCGGAGTACTTGATACGGTACGCCATCAGAAATACGTCCCCACCACAGTCTGTCCGCTGGTCGGCAGTGCCACGTATCGGAAGATCGAGAGCATCGCCTCGGCGGTGTCCTTCGCGTCGGTGTCCATGCCGAACAGCGGTGCGAGCGCATCAGCCGCCAGCGTGGCGTATGGGTCACTCAGCGGGTCGGGGATATCGAACACTGTCCAGCGTGCGATGCCGCGCATCACCAGGTCGTTGTGCACGCTCTGCACCGCCTGCTGGGCGTTGTCGTCGGCCGACAGCACCATGGCGCCCTTGCGAACGCGCCCTTCGAGCAGCGCCACCACAGCCGGGTCCACGGCCTTGCCGAAGCTCGACGCGCTATAGGCTGCCGCGAGCTTCACGTACTCCTCGGCGAAGGAGCGTGGCATGGCGGTGCTGTCCCACCACACCACGCCCTGCGCATCGAGCGATGCGTGCACCGAGGCCACCTTGTCGAGCATCAGCGCCTGGTCGGACGGCGACGGCGTTTCGTCGGCGGCGATCACGCCCAGTTCCACCAGCGCCGCGGTGGCAAGCGTCGCGGCCGGCACCATTTCCGTTAAGGTTGGAGAATCATCGAGCGGGACGACGCGCACGCCGAGCCGACGCAGCGCGATTTGCGCGATCGTGCCGACCGATGTGGTCATCAGGCTGCCGCGCCGCCGCGCACGGTTGGCGGCTCAGTCGGTGGCGGCAGGTCTCCCTCGTCGATGCCGGCAGCGAGGCTCGACATCTTCGTCGCGTGGCCCGAGGGCGGCGGATAGAACTGCGGATCAGCCGTCAGCTTCGCCTGTTCTTCCTCCCGTTGGCGCCTGGCGGCCAGTTGCGCCTGGGAAGGCGGTGGCCCTGAGCAGTTCACCGGGTCGAGGCCCAACCCCACCAAGCCGGCATCCCTGGCCATGGTGTTCTCCTCCACCGTTCCACCCGCTCCACCGCGCGCGCCCTTCGACGTATCGTCGTTGAAGTCAAGGATGATCTGCGCGCCGATGCTGGACGCCGCCTGCGCCTCCTTCAGCGCAGCTGTGGCCTGGGGGTCTGGTGCCGGTGCTGTGGTCTTTGCCTTAGCCTCCTTGGCTGGCGCCGGCGTTGGTGTCGGCGTCGGATGATCGCCGCCGTGCGTCTCGTGTTTGTCGCTTGCCATATCAGCCTCCTATGCGTCAGCCGGCGAGGACGACCAGATCACGAACGACCCATTATCGACGGGTTTCGTCGTGTCCACGGTCGGATCTGTGCCGAAGCGAAGCTTCTGCACACCGCGGATTTCTTCCACGCCGATTCCCTGGAAGAAGCCGTAATCGCGGCGGTTCTCGATCACCTTCGTCCGCTGCGCCCATGCGATGCCGATGGCTTGCGCGCCGCAGAGATACGACGCTGCGGCATCGCTGCCGGCAGTGCCGACACCGGCGAGCACCGGCAACTCCGGGATTTCACGGATGATCATCCCGTCGTAGATGATGTCCCCGGCGGTAAACAGCGGATTGTCCGACCCGCGATTCCAGGCATACTGCAAGGCGTTGATGATCACCGGATCGAGCATCAGATCGCGAAAGCAGAGGCTCGGCACGAACACCACGTACCATTCCTCGTCGTTGTTGATCCTGATCGGCCGGATCTTCGGCGAGGCGGTGCGCGCCATGCGCTTGGCGAGCGTGAGCTGCGCGGCGTTCATCTTGTCCGCCGTGGTGTCCACGGTGAGCAGCGCCGTCGCATAGACGCCGGACACCGCGTTGCTCTTGGACGCGCCGAACAGCACGCGATCAGCGTTGTTGACGAGCCAGGTATTGCGCTGTGCGGCCGTCGCTGCGGCATACGAGATCGACACGTTGCCGTCAGCCGTTATCGAGCCGAGCGCCGTGATGATGTCGCTGCGCAGCTTGTTCGCCGCCCAGTTTTTCAACACCGAACGGCCGGCCTGCAACAAGTCGATGACGGATTTCTGCTCGTCCCAGTCGGACACCGCCACCGCGTGGCGAATGACGCCGACGGTGACGTTCAGCGAGCGGGCATTGAGAATTTCCTCATTGCCCTCTAGGACAGTATTCCCAGTAACTCCGGCTCCGACGAGATTGCGGACGGTGGGGAACACGACGGTATCGCCGGGTTTACGCGTGAGATCCGTCTGTAGCTGGATCATCGCGTCCATGCTCGTACCGAAGTACGGCGTGAACTGGTTTTCTCTTAGGTACTCTACCCAGAAGTCGGACTGCCACTGTATTGGAGTTAAGCCCGGTCTTGCCGGGGTTACATTCATGTCGGCCATGGTTTGAGGGTTCCGCAATGGGGTTGCGGCCCGCTTCAACGACCCGGACTCTGAGGTCGAACCGCCCGCTTCAACGACCCGGCTACGGTCGAAACACCCGCTGATCTCGCCCGGCGACGGCTAGTCCGCTTCAACGACCCGGACTGGTCGAACCGCCCGATTACCCCCGGCTACGGGGTAGGCACGACACGTTCAGAACCGGCGAAACTGCCCGTTCTGCGAACGACGATTCTGCACTGGGGCCAACACCTCCTCGAGGCTCGGCTCGCCGGTCCAGTTGCTTGCTGTGCGTCCAGCGACGCTGCGCGCGGTGGCGAGCGACGGCTGCATCCCTGCGGCGGGTGAGACCGGGGGCGGCTTCGCTGCCGCCTCGGCCTCCCAACGCGCCCGCGCCTCGGCCTCTATCTTCGCCCGGTACGCGGAGGGGTCGTCGCCCACCTCACGCAGATGCCGCAGCCGGTCCACCTCGCGCGTCATCCACGCATACGGATTGGTCTGCGAATACAACTTGCCGAACAGCGTCTGATCGCGCTGGGCGAGTTGCTTGAACTCGTTCACGTATTCGTTGAGCTTTTCGTCACCGATCTTCTCGCGCAGCCGCTCCTCGGAGTTGTTCAGCCGCTCGTTGAGCAGCACCTGCTGCAGCCGCGCGGTGAAGCCGACCGGATCTTGCGCCGGGTCGATCGGCGCCAGCGGCGGCATCTGCTCAGGCTGCGGCTGACGCGCCTGCTCCTGCTGCGCCTTGTAGGCCGCCAACTCGCCTTCGAGGCGCGCCGCCTTCTCCTTCCAATCTTGGCGGCGCTTGCGCTCCCGTTCGAGCACCTGCTGCGGGATGTAGCTTTTACCGTCATGGTCCAGCCGCTCGGACGGCTCGTCGTCGTCCTCAGGCGGCTTCTCAGCGGCCTTTGGCTCTGGCGGCGTAGCCTCGGCCTTGGGCTCCGGCGCCTCCTGGCGTGGCTCTGGGGCCTCGCGGGGGGTGGGTTCTGGGGTCGCCGCCTGCGTCTCGGACGCAAGGAAGCTGTCGAGTGCTTCGTTAGCCATAGTCGTGTCCTTGGATTAGGTCGGCTGTCCCGGCTGTGGGATCGGCGTCTGCGCGAGCCGATTGGTCGTCACCATCGTCTGGTGCGTATTGGCGATCTCGCCCACGGTCTGGTGCGGGATCTGCGCTGCCCGCGCCTCGTCGGCTGCGGCCTTGGCGTTCGTGGCACGGGTCTGTGCCGCAGCGTGCTCGGCCGCCATTCCCAGCACCTTCGGATCGATCTGCATGCTGTTGATGGCGTCCAGCAGCGGTTGGCCGTACTTCGCTACCGCGCCGCGGTTCAGCACGTATTCGCCAGATTTCGCGGTGATGTAGCCGTCGTCGGGACCGGCTGGGTTCGGGCCAGACAGCGCATTGATCGGACCACCCGTGGCGTGCGAGCGCGGCGGCCCCGCCCAGTCCTGCGGCGGCATTGCATATCCGCCGCCCGGCCATCCAGGCAGCGGATGCGCGAATGACTCGTAATTCAGTTCGGCATTATCGCGCGTGTCGTTCAACGGATCACCGAATGCGCGGAAATTCGGCGCAACCGGCAAGACCTGCATTTGACCGGTTGTATCGACGTACGTGCCGGGCAACTGCGAACGCCACGTCTCCCCCGGCATTGTCCGCGTCACCAACCCACCCGTCGCATGCGGCACCATCGGCGCGGGCTGCGGCCGCTGCATACCCTGCGTGCCGGGCGGGTTGTCCGGCGCTACATTCGGCTGGCCATAAGGCGGCGCACTGAAGTCGGCATGAATGTCATGCACCTTGGACGCCGCGTTGACCTTACGCTCCTGCGCCAACGCAAAGTCGGAGGCGGCCTTCGCCTGCTTGCTCTGGATGTCCGCCTGTGCGTGCGCCTGAGCGAGTTGCCCGGCCTGCTGCTGCGCCTGCTGCTGCTGCTGCTGGTGCGCCTGCATGCGCTGCAGGAGCATGTCCTTGTCCTGCAGCCCGGACGCCGCAATCAGCACGTCACCCGGTATCAGCCCCGGCTGCATGCCGGCGAGCTGCACCAGTGTCTGGAACTGCTCCGCCTGTAGGCTCGGAATATCGATGCCTTCCTCGATCGTTATGTCCACATCGAGGTCGGTAATGTCATTCTCTATCCCCACCACCTGCTGCAACCGAGGATCGTCGGGCTGCAACTGCATGCGCTGCATCATCTGCATCCGCATTTGCTCAGGCATCGCCGCGAGGCGGTCCATCACCCGGATCGGGCGGTTGATTCCTACCCACGTCGTGCCGTTAAGCTCGTCGGTGAGCCTCACCCACTTGCCACCGGACCAGTATTCCCGCGCCGCCATCCAGCAGCTTTCGTAGACCCGGCGCGACCAGTAGCGCAGCGCGTCGGCCAGCGGCTCGTTCTGCGCCGCACCGCCCGCCTGCTGGGCCAGGATCGCCCGCCCGCTCAGTTCGCGCGGATCAGTGCCCGACATCGCCGCGTTAGGCCCCGATAGCTGCATTTCCGCTGTCGCATGTTGCAGCAACTGGAACTGCCCGGACGCCAGATCCGCGCTCTGCTCGATCTCGAACTTGAGCCCCGGCATCACCTCGACGTAGCCGTCCGGCTTGGCCACCTCGCGACGGGCCTTGTCCACGTCCTGCACCGCGCCCTGCTCGGCCACCACCTGGCGCACCGACAGCAGGTGCAGCGCCTTGGAGCGCCGCTTGTTGATCTCGTCCTGCAGGCTGATCAACCCGCGCACCATTCCGTAACGCTGGTTCTCGCGGTTGATATACGCCGACTGCAACAGCAGGCTGCACGCGCTCTTACCCTTGCGATCCTTGAACCGACTGCGCTGCGGGTTGGCCAGAATGCCGTTCTTGGTGAACGTCGCCTGCCACCACGTACCACGCTCGTCCCAATGGCACTGCACGACACGCACGCGGCGCCGCCGGTTGTCCGTCCAGAACGCGGTTTCCGGCCTGTCGTTGTAGTAGAAGTCCGTGGACGAAAACGACGCCTCGATCACGTCGTCGCCCTCGGGATACAGGCCCTCAAGCTGGTCGCGGTCCATCCAAATGACCAGGCCCTTGTATCGGCAGTCGCTGAAATCCATCGAGCGGGAATGCGGATCGTAGAAAATGCGATCCCACGGAACGTGCGTAATCGTGATGTTCGCGCCGCCCTGGCCGTCGTCCTCAAGACCGAGTTCCGCGCCGCCGGCGCCCTCGATCAGCATGTTCTCGAACACGGCGCTGCGGACCAGCGAGAACTCGTTGTCGTCGCTGATGAACCGCAGCGCCTGCGTGGCGGCCAGGGCGCGGTCGTCCTCGGCCGGCGTGCGCGCAAACGCCTTGGGATCGGTGCGTGCCTTGCGCTCCATGCCGCAGAGCAGCGAGACTTTGTCGTGGATTTTGTTGATGACGATGGCGGGTTGGCCGCGTTTCTTCAGTTCGTCCAGTTCATCCTTGGTCCACTGGACGTGGTCGAAATACTCGCGGTCGCGCTGCGCCAGGCTGATCTCGTCCTGGCGCGCCATCTCTGATTCCTCGAACCAGCGCACCAGCCGGCCGTGCAGATCATCGAGATCGCGCGGATACTCGTCGGCGCCGCTGGTGAGGTCAGCGACGGCCGGCGGCGTGGACGGGCCACGCGGCTCGTGGATGTGGACGTGTAGCGCGGTGTCGCTCATTGCTGCGGCTGCTGGGTTCCGGCGATAGCGCCGGCGCCGCCTGCCATCAGGCCGGCAATGCCGTACTTGCGGAGGATCTCGATGGTGGCCGGATCGAAGATGACGGTATTGCGTGTGCCCTCGCCGCCTGCCCGCGAGCCTGCATCGAGGTAGCGGATACCTGGTATGCCGGCGGCGTGCAGCGTAGCCGCAGCATCATGGGGCAGTGCGCCCATCATGTCGCGGTAGAACTCGCCACCTTCCGGTGAACGCGACATGCCGGACCACGGAACCATGCCCTCGGGCGTAATGCCTGGCACCACCTTGCGCAACGCATCCTGCACATACTGGCTCTGCTCACTCAGCGGCTTGTCCCAATCCAGGAAATGCTCGGGCGGGGCGTTGATGTTCACCTCGTACATGTGGCCGGGCTGGACCGGTTCTTGGAACGAAAGCTGTCGCCCCTTCAACTCGTCCAGCGCATCGAGCGACCTGTTAGCCATATCCCGGTTGAGGATTCCCACTGTATTATTCGGGAACCGCTGCAAAGCTTCCTGCGCACGTTGTAGCGACGCCTCATTGGACGCTCTGAACTGGTCTAATGTCTGGAACCCATCGAGATGCGCTTTGGCCATTGAGATTGCACCAGGAGACAAGCCAGCTTCCTCAGCGGGTACGCCGTCAACATGAACGCCGGACGTTGTAGGTTTACCGGCCAACGCGTCCCGGTAGCCCCTGGCCACGCCTTCCTTGTCCGCGAAATACAGCCCGTGCCCGTAAGCCTGCGCGCCCTCGCCGGTGCCAATGGCCGCCGTGTCGAACGCATCAAACGAATGCGGACTGCCGTGATACGCGGTGAAGCCCTTGCCGCCAGGCGCGTCGCCCACCATGCCGAGCACCATCGCCGGCGCCTCCTGCATGCCACGCGCCACCGCAGCCCGCGCACGATCCATATCCGTGCCAAGGACCGGCTGGCCGCTCGATGTCATCGCCTCGATCGGATTAAACGGCCCCTGTGGCACGCCCACGGACTGCGACGCATAGGGCGAGGTCGTCTCCGTCCCCACCGGGTTGCGCATGACCTGCTGCGCCAGCGGGCCGAGCTGATTGGCCGGCGCGCTGTAGTCCTGCGGCAGCACCGAGGGATCGAACAGGCGACTGAGCCAGCCGGACATGCGTGATCAGCTATTCGCTCGGCCACGCGGGTGCATTCTGGAACGCTACCTGCAGGCCCTGCGGCGCGGCGGCCTTGACCGCGGCGTCCATCGCGTCGCGGAACCAGCTTGCCACGAACGCCTGGCGATCGGCGTCGGTGCGGACGCCATCGGACTGCGCATAGGCACCGAGAAACGCGGCGGCCCACTTGTCGGGATCGTGGCCAACGAGGCGGCTGAACCGCGCGCCTGATAATGTGTCGCCGGTCATAGGAGCACCGTCATGGCAAAACACCGAATGCCGAAAGGGGTCAAACAACTGTCTCCCATGGAAGCGGCCGTGCAGTTCGAAGCCAATCCGGCATCCGTCGCCATACCGCTGCCTGAACTGTTCAGGCTATCGAATATGACCCAGGACGCCTTTCTGAAGGAGTTACAGTCTGGGCGGCTGCGAACCCATCGCTCGGCGCCTGACAGCAAGGGCGAATGCGCCGTGTTCGTCCGAGGCGATGAAGCGGTGAGATGGCTGGCGACCAGGATTAAGGCACTACGGACGCACTAGGCGGCTGAACCGCGCGCCGGAGAGGGTAGCGGCGACGTCAGTCATGGCCGCATGAAATCCCAGTGCAATATAACGTTATCCTCTCCATCGTGGATGCGCCGGCTCGGTGTTCCCATCAATTCGATGATCGAAGCTTTTGCCTCGGACATCGGACCGCGTCGCGGAACTCTAAGTGAGACTGTTGCCCCGCCAGGAATTGGGACCAGCAGATCATGCTGAGACCGCGCGCCGGAGAGGGGTTCGGTCAAGCTATCCTCCAGTTTGCGATCTCGGACTGCCGGGCGCGCTGGAACGCCTGGTCCCAGCTGTCACGCACGACAGGCTTCACCGTATCCCGCACGAACGGCCGGCTCATGCAGGCGTAGCGACACGAGTCCGGCGCGTGGTCCTCCATGTCGCTGTCCACATCCTCGGGCCGCGCATCGTCGTGCTGCAGCGCCGGCAGGGTGCGGATCAGATCGCGGGTGGTGCTGAACAGCAGCAGCATCGGACGGCCGTCAGCGTCGCCCTCAAGCCGCGCACGCACCTGGTCCCAGCCGCCCATCGCGCCCCGACCTGCAACCCGCTTATTGTCGGCCGGTCGGAATATCACGCCCTGCACGATCATGCGTTGTGCGATCGATGGCCCGCCGTCCTCGGCGAACATCGCCGGATCTGCCACGCCGATAATCGGCCCGTCGTCCTCCTCGCGCAGCTTGATGCCAGCTGCGATGGCCTCGGCGGTGAGGCGCAACCCAACGTTGGGCTCGCCTGGTTTCATGCCATACCATTCGCGGTAGCAGACGAGCGCTCCGCGCGCGATGTCATTGACGCTGCCGTCCGACACCGCCCACCAGTGGCAGGCGAACGGTCGCGCGCTGCCCCAATCGAACGAGCGAAACTTCGCCCAGTGCTCGGGAATAGCCCGTGGTGCAATGACGTGCCGCTCCATGCTGAACTCGGGGAAGAACGCACCGGATACAACGGACCAATCACCTTCGAGCCACGCACGCACAAGCTCGGGACTGCCGGAGGAACGCAGACGCTGCACGTAGTCGCTGCCGAGATAGCGGTTATCGCCGACACGCGATGGGATGTAGATGCGCTCCAGGCCCTCGGCACTGCGTATTCTGCGCCAGCCCATCGGGGCCGGGTCGATGTAACGAGCGCGCACCCACTGGTGACCAGGCCCGCCAGGATTGCCGGTGAGACGAATGCCGGTCGGCACGCCAGCGCCGCTGCGCAATGTCGCCATCAGCTTCATGATCGGCACGGGAGACGGGAAATTGCCGGCTTCCTCGATGTATACACGAGTGTAGCTCGCACCCTGGTATTGCTCGGCGTCGGCGTCGCGTTCTAGGTAGGCGAACGTCAGGCGTGCGCCGTTCGGCATGACAACGCGCATTGGGTTTTGGGTAAACGAGGCGCCGAGCTTGGCATAGATCAGCCGCGCGCGTTCGTATGTTTCCAGCAACTCGATGCGGGTACGCCGAACCATGAGGCCGATAGCGTCGGCGCGGTATTCGTCGGCGTGCAGCGCCCACTCGCCGAGAACGGCATCGGTCTTGCCTCCGCCCCTGGCCCCACCGAAAAATATCTCAAAGATCGGGCAGCCGACGAACGCTGCCTGCGGGCCTGGTTGAGCTTCCCATACGGTTACGAGATCTGCGTCGTCAGGCACGCGGGATCATCTCCATACGGTCGTTTGCGGATGCGTCACGACATTGCACGATGTTAGCGCCTGAAAATAACTGCATCGCAACGCCATTTTGTCGTTGACATTGCCGGTCATCAACGCTATTTTGTCGTTATCGAAACCGGAGACAGACAGATGAAAGCCTTCCGCATCTTTAGAAACCATTTCCTCTGCGACGCCTGCCCTAATGAGTGGTCAATGGAAGCGATGGTCGTGACATTCGACTACTGCCCGTGCTGCGATGCCAAGACAGAGCCTTATGACAGCACCGCGCTGCTTGAGGATGTCACTGTGACAGAGGACGCCGAATGACCCCTGATGAGTTCACCGCGGCGCTCGATGTGCTGGGCTGGTCAAAGCGAGAGCTTGTCCGGCACATCAAGTGCGACACCAACCTGCCGCTCACATGGGAACGTGGTGAGGTTGAGATCCCGTGGCGCGTTGCTGCGTGGCTTACGCGACTGATGTTGTTTCATCTGAAACATCCGCCACCGAAGAATTGGCGTCAGAGCTGAACCATGCACGTCGATCGGCGTCCAGCGTATCCAATCCGATATTCACTACGCGCCGTAATACCGTAACGCGGTCAGGACCGAGGGGCGTTTGCTGCAATATACGTTCGATCTGCCGCTTGGTGAGCAACAACGACATGGCTGCAACGATATCAGGGCGTGCTTGGGCCATTATTCCGTGCTCGGCTCGTGCTCGATGACTGGCTTTGCATCGGTTCTGCTGTCGGATGGCGCGTGCAATCGCAGCCATTCGTCAGCGCTTTCGACGGGTGACGGTGCGCGCAGCACGTAGGTTATCGGGTGATCGGGATCGCCGACGAGCTGCGTGGGCAGCACCTTGCCAACGAGTGTGAGGAACGCGGCTGGCGTATCAATGGCGCGTGCGGCGAGGTAGTCACAGCCGCCGACGATATCGAGAGCCCGCAGAACCATGCCTCGAAGGTCGGCGGTATCTTTGTTTGGCACGCCTTTTGGGCGACCCTGGCCGCTTGTCCCAGACCGAGCCACAAATCACCAAACTTTCCGGTTTATTCTCGCGCCATGAGACATTCCACATCGACGCTCACGTCCCTAATACAACCGAACAACATGAGTGCGACGTGGGCGGTTCGCTGTGTCACTGAGACGACGACGCCTGGGTGACCTCTGAGCGCACCAACGGCGAGGCTACAAGGCGTGCCAGGCGCCCATTGAACGTCGGCGAGTATCCCACTAGCGGCGATGGCCTCGGCGCCACGTACGGCCTCGACAAGGGCATTAGCGAGCATGTGGGGTTTTGGCCCTGCCATGAGCAGGCGTGAGACGCCGTGGGTGGAGCAGATGGGTGCCCAGTGGGTGCCTGGCTGGACGAACAGGTAGCCGGCCCAGAGCGGGACGGTAACGCGATGGCGGAGTGTGGGCGTTGCGCGGTCGCGGCGAAGCGCCGTGGTGAGCGGCAGATACGCGGCGTAGCCCTGGCGGGTGAGGTTTGCGAGTGCCCATCGTTCGGCTTGTGGGTGGGTTTGGCAGACGGCCCAACGGCTACCGCACGCGGCGTCGCTGTCGCGGTTGTGGGCATCTAGCGGCACTGCAACCGTGGCGTCAAGCATTCAGCGCAACCTCGGCCCACCGCCGAGACACGAGAGCACGTCAATCACGAGGTAGATGATCGCGATGATGACGATGGCGGCGATGAGGATGTTGATCACGCGAAGCACGAGGTCGCCGGAGACGCCGAGCCATCCGAGGACGTAGGGCAGCAGCAGTCGCAGGATTGCGACGACGGCGCAGATGACGACGATCCACACCAGCAGCAGCAGGATGGCGGTCACGGAGAAGCACATCAGGCGGTCTCCTCCCGGACGATGGTGGGTCGGAAGCGGCGGCGAGGATCGCGCAGGCCGGACTGACGCCATGCCTCGGCGAGTTGGTCGGGATCGAGCCGCGCCGGCTTACGGGGTTTGATGTGCTCACGCTGGATGGCAGCGTGCTTGGCGAGGCTGATGGCATCGAAATGGGCTTTGGCATCGCGGAGCAACCTGGCACAGCGGTCCGGATCGCGGTCGGGGTGTAGCTCGTGGACGGTCGCGGTCATGCCACGGCCTGCTTGCTGGCGATGAGCGCCGCGGCCTCGGCGAGCGGGATGCCCATGGCCTCGGCGATCATCTGCTCGGGGCTGCGGATTGGATCCTGCGGCTGCAGCTTGGGGTAAACCGGCTCCAGGGCCGAGCGCTGGTAGGCCAGCGACGGCGTGAACGGCGGCGGGTCGGTTCTCAGCGACTTGCCGAGCTTGGCGAGCATCCCGCCCAACCGCCCCGGCAAGGCTGCCAGGTCAGCCGCGGCCGCCTTC